CGCTATTACGAAAAATAGGCTTACCGGCAGGCTGGCAATGGGTGAAAATCAGATCAAGCTGTTTTACAGCAATAAATCCAAACGGATTACCAGCGTTCGGTCTAACGGCAAAAATTACAGCTGGCAGTCTGAAAAGGAAATGATTGAATCTGGTCTGCTGGACTTGCCGTTCTGAGGTGCGATATGACATTCGATGAATTATCTCTTATGGCTTTTCGCAATGATCCCCTTCCCCGCTTCGCAAAACTACATGAAACAACCGCGTATTTCGGTCTGCAAAATATTTACTGGAGCTACGAGCACCGTTTTATTTCAAAGGATCAGGCCGCAAAGCGTAAGAAGGAGCTTCAATATAGGTTTGAAGACGAAGTAAAAAAGCATGAGGATTCTTTAAAAGACCACCAATACATCGATCATATTCGTGTAGCGTTCGGCGGACAGTTCAAGGCTGTGAAAGAGAGCGGCTGTCCTGTATGCAGGCGGCTCATTGAGATTTTGGACGGGAGGAATTTAAGTGAAGGCCAGGATTCCTAATTCAGCCAAGCTTACAAAAAAACAATTACAAGCCGCTGAAAGTTATTCCCGTCAGGTAGTAAAAGCGGATCAGGAAAGGCTTCTGCGCCAGTACTTTAAATTGATGTGCTATGTGCTGAACCGTAACTTCGGCTTTGGTTCGAAGAGATGCCTAGCGGTAATCAATGGAATCAGCAGGCTTTCCGCCGAACACGATCAAGACGAAATCTTTTGGGAACATTTAGACCGGGTGATCGTTGATGAAATGAAGCTCGATTTTGAAAGAGATTAACCCCGCCGCAAACAGGCGGGAAATAAGGAGTGATTTAGTTGCTTGAGATATGTCCGATAAGCTTAAAGGAGGCCAATGCTTTTGTAGAGCAGCATCACCGACACCATAAGCCTGTCACAGGGCACAAATTTTCTATTGGCTGCACCGACGGAGAAAAAATTGTGGGCGTTGCCATTGTAGGAAGGCCCGTCAGCCGTTATCTTGACGACAGCTGGACCTTGGAGGTTAACCGGCTTTGCACAGACGGCACACGCAACGCTTGCAGCATGCTTTATGCGGCGGCCTGGAGAACTGCCAGGGCTATGGGCTACCATAAGCTTGTCACTTACATATTAGAAAGTGAGAACGGGGCTAGCCTGAGGGCTGCCGGCTGGAAATGTGCAGGCAGGGCTGGAGGGCTTCGATGGACCGGAAAGCGCCGTCCAAGCGTGGACTTATGTCCCGCACAGATGAAGCTTAGATTTGAAGTCACAGACGGGAACGGAGGACAAAAGAAATGATCATAAAAACTTATGACCAGCTTTTCGATGCAGAGGATAAGGAGGCAAACCATGACTGATTATATAGAAAGGGATTCAGCATTAAGGATAATAATACAAAAACAGAAAGAATTATGCCCGCTTGGAACATATGGCAAAAAATATGTAGATGGCTATGACCGTGAAAAATTTGACGACTGGCAAGAGATTATCGATGGAATAGAATCGGTTCCCGCCGCCGACGTTGAAGAGGTGAAGCATGGGAAGTGGATAGAAGTACAGAAAGAAAATATATGGAATGATATTGTCCCGGTGCTTGAGTGTTCTGCTTGCGGAAAGTATACAGTAGGCACAAGAGGAATTATGACAAAATCCAACTACTGCCCCAACTGTGGCGCGAAGATGGGTGCGGAGGGATAGTTATGTGTAATTACTGCCAAACTCCAATTTATATCAAAACAATTCAATATTGTAAATCTTTACTTGCTCCATTGACACCAGAACAAGAACTGAGAGATAAACTATTGGATATGACTGGGGAAGTTTATGTGAATATTCCAAAAAAGTATTGTCCATTTTGCGGTGCAAAGATGGATTTGGAGGACTAAGCTATGACAAGAAAAGAAGCGATTAAAGTTCTTGAAAATCGTACTCAATATTTTGTGTCTGTGCAAGATTTAGTCGCGCTAAATATGGCTATTGATGCTCTATACCCCGTCAGCCGGGAACAGGTTGAGAAAGTGTGGAGGGGTGAGTGGAAGAACTATTTGCCGTCGCTAGGTACTGGGAATATACAATATCGTTGCACAACGTGCGGAAGGACACCGGATGATGAAATGCCATTTTGTCCATTTTGCGGTGCCGCAATGACAGACGAGGCCGTGCAGATGGTAATGAAGAGATTGGAGGTGCTGAAAGATGAAAGTTAGACCGATTGACGGAAATAGACTTTTGAAAATGATGTCACATTGGAAACCATATATGGATATGGATAAGGTGCGAAAGGCGGTCGAAAACATGCCCACTCTCACCCAGCCAAATGAGCCGCTAACAATGAAAGAGCTCCGAGAAATGAATGGTTAACCGGTATGGCTGGCTGAGGAAAAAGTTTGGGCACTTTTGCAGGTGTGGGACGATGACAACATCGATGCAGTTTTTTCAATGCCGATAGGGTGCTTTCACGCGGAACCTATAATCGGCACAAAAATTTACCGCCACCCGCTTCCAGAACCGCCTGAGGAGGAATAGTTATGTATGAGGAATTAGTTGAGAGGTTGCGGAAAACGTATACTGTTTGTGGTTGGGACGATCTAAAAAGCGCCGCCGATGCTATTGAAGCATTAGAATCCGAGCTTGACCGCCTAAGGCGTGAAAGAGATCAGGCGGTGGAGGAACTTCATCGAAATACAGACGCTGTCCCCGTAGTTAGGTGTAAGGATTGTAAGCACGAAATATCAACGGCTGATATTAGAGCCAGAACCGGTTCCTATTGGTGTAATTATAAATTACAGCCATGTGATGCAGACGACTTTTGCAGCTACGGTGAAAGGAAGGAATCAAATGAGTAAACGAATTTTAGACATTGCCTGCGGCAGCAAGATGTTTTGGTTTAATAAACACAATCCAGATGTGGAGTTTTGTGATAACCGCACTATCCCTTATCATGAATATTACCCGCACCGCTATATTGAAATTTCTCCGGATACTGTTTGCGATTTCACGGAATTGCCTTTCCCTGACGAATCCTATAAGTTGGTTGTGTTTGATCCTCCTCATCTGACAAATGCTGGCGATACAAGCTGGACGGCACTTAAATACGGCTGTCTAAAGGGAGATTGGAAAACTATGATCCAAAATGGCTTTAAAGAAGCTTTTCGAGTATTGGAGAGAGACGGAGTATTGATCTTTAAGTGGTCGGAGGTTCAAATTCCGCTGCGGGAAATTTTGCCGCTGTCTCCTTATCAACCGCTGTTTGGTCACAGAAGCGGTAAAAACATGAACACTCACTGGCTTTGCTTTATGAAACCTGAAAAGGAGGAATGATCATGGCAGGCTGGCAATTATTACTTTTAGGTTATTTTTTAGGCGCACCGTTAGGCTTCTTGCTTTGTTCCGTTCTGGTGGCAAGCAAAGACCCGCCCAAACCGCACACCACTTGCAAGGACTGCGTACATAGGAACAAGCAGGAGTGTCCCTTTTACCATCTGGAAAGAAGCAATCATATAGATCATATTGAATACCAATGGACAACCGGGAAAGACGACGACTTCTACTGCAAAGACGCCAAAGCACATGAACCGGAAAAGCTGTGAAGGGTGCGTCTATCATAGAGCACTGGCAACCCACGGACATGGCTTCGTTAAATACTGTAATTATCTTCTGGATACTGGTAAGCCTAGAGGCTGCCCGCCGGAGAAGTGCGACAAAAAGACTGTCAGGAGGTTGAAAAATTGACAAAGAAGGAGTTTCTGAATCAATACCGTAATATAGAAATAATCATTGGATCAAAGCTAGATGAACTAGCGAAAACCAGAGAACGCGCTGAAAAAACAACACAAACCCTTTCTCCTGATAAAGTCAAATCTGAAAGCAGTGGAGGCCTTGAAGTTTCAATCGAAAAAATCATAGGATTGGAAATGGAGATTGCAAAAGAAATAGAATCTTTGAATATAGTGAGAATAAAAATTGAAAAAGCTATTTCTAGCATAAATGATTATGGGCTGGAAAGTATTCTGAGATTGCACTATATCAATGGCATGTCTTGGGAAAAAGTTGCAGTTAAAATGAATTACTCTTATCGCCACACTACAAGACTACATGGAATTGCCTTGCAAAAATTGAAGATTGAGTAAGATGTCCTTGAATGTCCCTCTTGACTTATTGTATCATTAAACTAAAGAAATAGGCAGAGGATTATTCCCCTGCCTTTTCGATATACTCCGCAATGAATTTTTTAATTTCGGTAGTCGGCTTTGTTCCGTTCTTTTCACACGCGGCCCGGAAAGCTTCCAGAACCTCCGGGCGCAAGTCTAACGGGAAACGGACATAATTTTTCCTCATATATGCCTGTTGAATCTCACTTTTGCTTTTTGCCACGCTTAAACACCTCCACAATGTCCCATACAAACACAATTAAAGTCAATCCTATTGCAAACCAGGTAAGCCAATTAAACCCATGCTGGACAGCATAAATAATATTGGCGGCGGTCAGCAGATACAGCGGCGAGTTCCTTAATAGTTTCTTCTTGCTCATATCAATTCAATGGGGTATAATAAGGGTGGAGTTCGGGGAGCTTTCGCTCCCCTCCCTCTTAGCCCTTAGAGATTGTGTAGATTACCAAGGCGACATTTGCGAGACCTGCGAGAATCTCAACTATTGTCTTGATATCTTCCACATTCTTTGGGGGCTTTTTCTTTTTCCCCACTGGACTTTTCACCTCCTTTCCTTTGATTATATTATATAATCTACGTACGTATATGTCAACCCTTTTTCAAAACTTTTTTAAATATTTTTCAGCCCTTTTGCTATTAGCGGAGGGCTTTTCTTAATACCCAAAACAGGAAGTGATTTCATGTACTGCCCAAGAGATGGAAAGTGCGTTTTTGACGGCTTCAAGACGGCGGAAAAGCATATTTGCGCTTTGCCTAGATGTCAATATCCCCGTGAACTAAAACAGGCCTTACAGAACCGCATAGCCAATATTTTAGGACAGCCACAGGGCAGAACCAGACGGGAGCGGGAGCTTGAAATTCTCAGAAATGAAATTGTTAAATTAAATTTGTAAAGCGGTGGTGGTATGGCGACAAAGTCGAACGAATTAAATCTAACAAGCAAGCAAAGAAAACTTGCGGAATTATTAGCAAATCCGGACTTCATCGGGAGCATCACGGAGTTATGCCGGGAATGCGGTGTAGCCCGTTCCACTTATTACAAATGGTTGGACAAGCCGGAGTTTACCAAATATGTGGACAGCCTGATTTCTAAATTTACAAGCAGCGAGCTTTCAACGGTTTGGAAAGCCTTGATCCGGCGCTGTTCTTTCGGAGATGTCCAAGCAATCAAGCTGTATTTTGAAATGCGAAGGGAATTATCCTCAAAAGACGAAAGCGGGGTTCAGATCATTGACGACATCTAAATTATCCGGTATTGTCTCCCCCGCTTTTTACGACGTTCACCGACAGATCAGAATGGGCCGCGTTGACGAAGCGGTACTGGAGGGCGGCAGAGGCTCCACAAAATCCAGCTTCGCATCAGTTGAACTGGTTCTGCTGCTTATAAGGCACCCCGACTGCCACGCCGTGGTGATGCGCCAGGTTGCAAACACGCTGCGGACCAGCGTTTACGCGCAAATATGCTGGGCCGTTACTGCTTTGGGATTAACCCAGAAATTCAAATGCACTGTTTCCCCAATGGAATGTACTTACCTTCCTACTGGGCAAAAGATCATGTTTTTTGGCATGGACGACCCGGGAAAAATAAAATCTATAAAAGTGCCGTTCGGATATATTGGAATGGCCTGGTTTGAAGAGTTTGACCAATTCGGAGGCCCTGAGATAATCAGAAATGTGGAACAGTCGCTTTTGCGCGGGGGTTCCTTTTCTTTTACCCTGAAATCCTTTAACCCTCCCTCCTCTGCTCGAAACTGGGCCAACCGGTATGTAAAGGAACGGCGGGACAGCCAGCTGATCCATCACAGCACCTATTTGACAACGCCTAAGGAATGGCTCGGCCCCAGATTCCTTGCGGACGCGGAACGGCTCAAAGCAAAAAGCGAAACCTCCTACCGTCATGAGTATCTGGGAGAGGTTGT